CGGGGCAGCCCAGAAATTTTAAAACGAGATGAAAACAACAGAGTTGAACTATTTGTAAATTTTGAAATCATAAAGGAGCGTGATTAATCATGGCAGTAACAGGAACTGGCGGAGCTGTAAAGCTCGGTACGAATAAAATAGCGGAAATATCAAACTGGAGCCTGGATTTGGGAGCTGATGACATTGACATCACCAGTTTTGACAGCAACGGATGGAAGGAGTACCTGGCCGGCCTAAAAGAGTGGTCCGGCAGCATAGAAGGAAACCTCAAAACGGGCGACACTAACGGTCAAAAGGCAATTCTCAATGCATGGCTGAGTGGAGCGCCGTTGGCATTCACTTTTGTAGTTTCTTCAGGCGTGACTTTTCAGGGAAGCGCACTTGTGAAGCCCAGCATTGAGGTGCCGGTGGACGATAAAGCATCGTTCTCCTGTGATATAACAGGCACAGGCGCATTGACGCTACCAACTTAAGGAGCGTGAGCAGATATGGCTATAACTGGAATGACTGGGGCGGTGTACATTTCTGACGTGAACACCGCTCCGGTGTCTTTTTCTGACAAACCGTGCACTGGCGATGCAGAAAGGAAACGTTATCAGATTACTGATGCAAACCTGAGATATTGGGACCCGGACACTCCGATAACAGTGAAGAAAAAAGGATCGGTTGTAACAACTGGATTTACTTTGGAGTACGTTGGCGGCTTTGTCGTTTTTGATACGGCCCTGGGAGTTGATGATACAGTTACTGTGTCCGGTAAAGCCTTGACACTTGTTCAGGCGGGTGGTTTCTTCAACTGGAGCATTGACGGCGACGCCGACGATGCCGAGGCAACAACATTTGAAAGCGGTGGCTGGAAAGAATACAAGAGGGCATTGATTGGCTGGTCCGGCAGCGCCGAGGCATACTGGGGCGATACGCAGTTTTTTGATTCGCTGGGCAAAACCGTGGTCGTGAAGTTGTTTATTGATGCTGGCCCGTCCCAGAGCTGCTTAGAAGGATTTGCTATTATAAACGGTGACGGTATAGAGAATCCGGTTGACGGGCTGGTGCAGGAGACGGTTGACTTTACAGGCACGGGACCGCTGTATATAAGGATGTAATTACAAAAGTAATTACTTTTGGGAGGTAAATTATGAGAAATAAAATAGTGAAATTTGCAGATAAGGACATAAATGTCCAGGAAAGAAAAATTGGCGAGCTTGAAATATTGGTACGTGAACTATTCCCTGCAACAAAAGGCAAGCTGAAAAACCTTGACAAAGCCCTGAATGACCTGGAGATAGACTGGGATCTGCTTTATAAGAAGATACCAATTGTATTTCCGGAGATAACAGAAGATGACGTGAAAAACGCTTACATGAGCGACTTGGAAAAGCTGATCGGAGCGTTTATTGACGTAAATTTTTTCGCGCTGAAGCAGATGCTTCCGAAGATGATGGCCTTGGCTCAGACTGGCTCACAGCGGAAGTAATCGTACTGCTTGGGAGAGAATTTGGCTGGACACTGGACGAGATGCGGCAGCTGTACCCGAGTGAAATCCAGGCAATACTAAAAGAGTTACAACGACAGAGACTTCAAGAAGAATATTTTGAGCAAAGAAACAAATGGGCGTTTTTGGCGGCTGTAATAAGCAACGGCTTTTCCGGTATTGCCCGGATGTTCAGCAAACACAGAGGAAAGCAAAAAGCAATCACGCCGGACGATTTTATAAGCAAGGATTTCAAGAGAATAGTTGAATCGGGAATATATGAGAGCACATCACAAAAAACAGATTTTGAGAAGAACATACAAGACGCGAAAAATAAGGGGCTCAATGGCCCGTGGTAAAGGCAGGTGAGACAGTATGACCGTAGGACAGGTAATAGCGAAGCTGGGCGTTGACCCGAAAGAATATGAAAAGGGCTTGCGAAAGGCAGAAACGCAGGCTAACAAGGCCGGTTCCAAAATTGGCTCAATATTTAAGAACGCATTTTCCGTTACTTTGGGCATAGGCATGTTTGAGGCGCTGAAAAAGGGCTTTAAATCCACCGTGGGAACAGCTATTAGTTTTAACTCCATGCTCCAGACGGCACAGATTGGTTTCGCAACTATGCTTGGCAGCGCAGAAAAAGCGCAGAAGTTCCTTGATGACATGGCCGACTTCGCAGTAAAGACGCCTTTTGAATACCCGGAACTGCTTGAAGCTGCAAAGCGCATGCTTGCCTATGGTTTCGCGGCAGAAGAAGTGTTACCTACGTTGAGAGCTGTTGGTGATGCATCGGCGGCGCTTGGTTCTGGCTCTGTTGGAATTGACAGGATAACCCTTGCATTGGGTCAAATCCGGGCAAAGGGCAAGTTGTCCGGGGAGGAAATGAGACAGCTCACAGAAGCCGGAGTTCCTGCATGGCATATCTTGGCGGAGGCGATGGGGAAAACAGTGCCCGAACTCCAGGATATGGTATCTAAAGGACTAATACCCGGATACAAGGCCGTTGAGATGCTAACAGCGGGCATGACAAAACGCTTCGGCGGCATGATGGCATCAATGGAGGACACCTGGCAGGGCGTGACGTCATCCATAAAGGACATATGGAGAATGACCGTTGGTACTCTGACACAAAACCTGTTCGGTGGACTTAACGCCATGCTTATAAAGGTACGTGACTTTCTGTCAGAATTCTATACGATGTTACAGGCTGTCATGGGTAAAAAGGCCAAGCAATCAGCTGACGGACTTACAGCAAGCACAAGCAATCAGGCGGCCGCAATGACCGACTTGGGAGACGCTACCGAGGATGCAGCGAAGAAAGCGAATAAGAACCTCCAGAGCTTTGATGAGGTTCACCAGCTCCAGGAGGATATGAGTGATACTGCTGGAGGAACATTTACAATAGCCGACACCGGTATCGTTGCTCCGCTGGAGATGGAGGATACAGGCGAATCCGAAACTGTCACAAAGATGCAGGAGACACTTCAGAAGTTAGCTATCCTTTTTGATCCTGCCATCGATGGCTTTAATAAGGTTAAAGAGGCAGCCGAACCGGTAATCACAAATATCGGTAATGGACTTAAGTGGTTTTACGATAATGTACTTGTACCCTTTGGTGCATGGGCCATCAGCGAAGCATTGCCGGCATGGCTAAATATGATAGCCGCATCAATAGCTATACTAAATCCAATAATTGAAGCATTTAAGCCCTTGGCTATATGGCTCTGGGAAAACTTTTTACAACCCATTGCTAACTGGGTAGGAGATGCATATATAACATGGCTTAACATGCTAACAGAAGCCTTCCGAAACCTGGGTGATTGGATGGCACAAAATCAGGCGGCTGTTACCGCCGGGCTAGCCGGAATACTGACCGGAATACTTGCATACCAGGCGATAAACAACATACCTGCAATAATTACAACAGTCAAGACGGCGCTATCGGGACTTGGCGCTGCCTTCAGCGCGTTAACATCACCTATCGGGTTGGTAATTGCAATCATTTCAGCGCTCGTGGCTGGATTCGTTTACTTTTATATGACCAATGAGAGTTTCCGTGGCACAGTGGACAGCATATTAAAAGCCATAGCAGATGCTGCAATATTCTTATGGGAGAACGCTCTTAAACCTTTAGGAGAGTTTCTGGCTACCGTGTTTGTGGCAGCTTGGGACATTGTTTCAAAAGCAGCGCAGTGGTTCTGGCAAAACGTACTTGTTCCCGTAGGCGATTTCTTGCTTTGGTTCTGGAATTCTGTACTTGTCCCTATAGGTTCAGTATTGGTTGACGTGCTGGGAGTAGCGTTTCAAACTGTGGCAGATATAGCATCATCGTTCTGGCAGAACGTGCTTGTTCCGCTGGGTAATGCGCTTGCCGAAATGTTCCACCCGGCAGTCGAGGCGGTATCTGCGGTATTGACATTCCTCTGGGAGAAGGTATTTGTGCCTTTCGGGAATTTTATCAGCAAGATATTCCAGCCGATAATTGAAGCGCTGATCAAGGTGTTTGAGTTCCTATGGCGGAATGTGTTTAAGCCCTTGGCTGAATTCGTTGGCAGCGTATTTGTCGCAGTATTTGACAATATGTTCAAGTCCATCGGTGATATCATCGGAGGACTTAAGAACATTTTCATCGGTTTGATGGAGTTCATCACCGGCGTATTCACCGGAAACTGGGAAAAGGCATGGGAAGGCGTAAAGCAGATATTTAAGGGCGTGTTTGATTCGCTCTGGGGCATTGTGAAATTTCCGCTTAACCTGATAATTGACGGTATTAATGCAGTAATCCGGGCTCTGAATTCTATTAGCATCGATATTCCTGACTGGGTACCTATATTCGGAGGGAAAACATTCGGAATTAATATCCCGCTTATCCCCAAACTCGCTGTCGGCACAAACTACATTCCCCAAGATATGCTCGCATACTTGCACGAAGGTGAAGCTGTCGTGCCTAAAAAGTATAACCCTGCAGCAGACGGCGGTATAACTGCTGAGGCAATAGAACAGGCAGTATACAGAGCATTTACAAACGCCCTGAGAATCATGCAGGCATCCG